GCTGGCCCTTACTTCCAGGCCGTCCACGCTGGTCTTGATCTCCAGCATTTTGCCGGTCAGGTTCTTGTAGCTCTGGCTGTTCACGGCGCTGGAACTTTCCCGGCTGGCACTGCCCACGCTCTCAAAGCTGGCTTTGCCGGAGGAGATTGTGGCGCTCATCAGGTAGGTGTCGAACTCCCGCCCGCGTGCGTCCTTAACGTGCACGATCTGCCCGCAGGCAAGGCCGGAACTGCTGGGCACCGATACTTTGCAGGGGGTGTAGGTCACGTTTTTCAGCGCGTTGTACAGGTTTTGGACAACGCTTTTCAGGTTGGCTTCGGTGCCGGTTGTCAGCAGCAGGTTGCCCTGCACTACATAGGTGTTGGTGGCAGTGGTGCTGTCGGGGTAGATGACCCCCACGTCACTGTCCGACTGCCGGATCTGGACTTTCTCAATGGCCTTGACTGTGTAGTCCTCGTAGCTCAGGCTGTCAGCATAATAGGCGGTGCTGTTGCTGGCACCGTCCGGGGTGATTTTAACTGTGCTGCGCTTGTCTGTGTAGGTCAGGAATTGCAGCTTGCCGTCTGCATTCATGTGGGCGTAGCAGCCTGCTGCTTCCGCCGCCCAGGAGATGATCTGGCGGCAGGTCAGGTCGTCCGCGTAGAACGCCTGCACGCTGTAGCTGCCGTTAATGGGCAGGCTGCTGCTGGCAAGTGTGACCCCTGCCCGCTGGCAGGCCAGCTGCACCAGCTGCCAGATAGTTTTGGGGAACTGTGCCTGATTGGCGTGCAGCCAACCGGAGAAATCGGCATCCAGCTTGGACATGGTGTCGTAGGCCGTGACCTTGTAGCTGTTGCGCTTGGTGCGGGTGGGTTTTTCAGCATAGAAAACGCCCACCTTGGTTCGGTTCCCGGCATCGTCCTGCCGGTAGTAGGTCAGGGCGTCCCCGGCCGTGATCTGCAGGCTGCCGCCCGGGTCTGCCCAAATTTCGGCCTCGATGTAATCCGAATAAGCAGAGCCGATGGCGAATTCCTTCCCGGCGTTTACCGCAGTGTGCAGCGTCAGGTTTTTGACCGCACTGCCGGGGGAGCCGCCCTTTAACTCGGTGCCGTTTGGCAGCAGCAAAACGGGGTAGTACATGCTTCACCTCCAATCAGCATTCAATAATGTTAAACTTCAAATTCTTCCACTGTTTCGTCTTGGCGTTATGCCAGGCGATGCCGTATTTGCTGCAGTAGCAGGTGGTGGTTTCGGTCTCGGTGGAAGAGCCGGCTTTGGGATGGGTGAACTGAAACGTTGCCTTGCCTGCAAACAGCCCGATGGTGTACTTGTATTCGTCATCCGTCAGGCAGCTGTAGGCGATGGGCCAGGTGGCAACCTTTTCCCGCACCACTTCGCGGTGCATGTACCCGGCTTCGTCGCGCCCGGAATCGCTGGAATCCAGGTCGGAATAGCTCGGTTCAATGTCGCAGTCCGGTGCGTACAGGGATTTGCCATCGATCTGGAACAGATTGGTCAGGGTCATGTCACACACCTCCTGTGGCAATGGCCTGTTTGCGCTGCCAGCGCTGCACGGCGCGGCCTACGTCCTCGTCGGTCAGCTCAATGCCGTACACGGCGGAGAGGATCTCCCGCAGCACGGAAACCACGGCTTCAAAGCCAGCCATTTGGCCCGCCTGCAGGTCCTCCATGACCTCGGCCACAGCCTGCTTGATGGTATCCAGCGGGGCTTCCACGTTGGTGCCGTGGCTCTGATCGCCCAGCACGGCGAGGAACTCCCGGTTCGCCGGGATGACCGCGCCCTGCGCGAGATAAGGAATCTGCGGGGCAGTCAGGGTGCTGATGTTAAACCCAACATGCCCGCCGCCGAACAATTCCGGCAGGTCGAACGACAACCCGTTCAGCGCGTTGATGACCGCATTGATGCCGGTCACAACGGCGGAGATCATCCGGTTGATGAAGCCGATGATGCCATTGACGGCGGTCTTGATGGTACTGGTGATGCCGTTCCAGATGTCAGAAATCGTCTGCCCAAGGGAATTGAATGTCTCAGTAGTTTTAGCGCGGATGTTATCCCATGCGTCTACAAAATTCTGCTTGAGGTCACGCAGCCAGCCGGTGATGTTCTCCCACTTGCTGGCCAGACCGTCCAGAAGTCCCTGCGAGATGTAGGAACCCCAGGATTTGGCTTCGGTGCTGGGGGAGTGGATGCCGAATGCTTCGCAAATACCGTTTTTGAACGGCGTGAAAATGTGATCATAGATCCACTGCCCGATACCGTTCCAGAGCGCTTCCATGCCGTTGATAAAACCATCGGACAGGTACTTGGCAACGTCGTCACCGTATCCGGCAACCGCTGCCTGGGTCTGGACGTCATCAAACCATTGCTTTACACCCTGAATAAAATCACCGACAAGATGCCCAGCAAGGGCTGAAAGCCCATCTGCCAGCCCCGTGACGGCGGCGGACAGCAAATCCAGAATCGCCTGTGCAAGTTCTGCATAGTCGATATTGGTAATGCATTCGGCAATCGTGCTGCCAATCTGCTGCCAATCCAGCCCATCGATCCAGTGTGCCAGAGCTTCCAGCAGCCCCGCCGCACCGGATACAAGGTCTGCGGCAGCCTGGGGCCAGTCAATATTATTGATGGCGGCCATGGTAGCACGGGCGAAGGCGTCCCCTAATGCCCCAAAGTCAAAGGTCTGAATGAAACCGTGCAGCGTCTCGGAGAGGATCTTCCACTTGGCAATCATCAAGCGGCCAAGGGCTTCCCAGTCCAGTTCTTCCACGCACTGGTTCATCCCATTTCCGATGCCATTGCCCAGGGTGTCCCAGTGGATACTTTGTACCAGGGTGTCTGCAAAGATCAGTGCCGTGTTAAGCCCCTGTGCCAAGGTAGAACCAACCAGCCGCCAGTCCAGCCGGGCGATAAAGCCGTTGAGGGTATCCGCAATGTTTGCGGCCCAGGTCTGGGCCTTGTCCTGGATATCCGGCCAGGGGATCGCCGCCATGGCTTCATTCAGCTTTTGGGCAATGAGCTGCCCGACCTGATTCCATTCGCCTGCCTTGATGGCAGCCAGCACGGAATCCAGGAACGGGCTTTTCGCGTCAAAGTTATAGTTGGGGGTGATACTGCTGGCGCCCGAACCGCCGCCGCTGCTCCCTGTCTTGGCATCTAACCGTTCGATTTCATCAAACCCGGCCAGGCTCTTTGCAGCATCTTTCGCTGCCTTGGATGTTCCACTCATGCCCTTAGCCGCGGCCTTGGCGGAGGATACCGTCTTGCCGGTCAGGAACGCCACCAGCTTGGCCAAATACGCGAACACAGTTGCTGCCGCATTTGCCAGCGCGGTCAGGGCGGGGGTCAGAATTTGAATCAAAGGCGCTGCAGCAGTAGCCGCAGCACCTTGCAGGTTGCCCAGGGCCTGACGCAGGGATGCGCTGGAAAGCAGGGCAGTGCCCATGTAGCTGGTCATCTGGCGCAGACCCGCACTGACGAGATTGAATATCAGGGCGCCCGATACGAGGCTCATCAGGCGGTTGCGGAATCGGGCGAGGACCTTCGTGCTCCGTGTCAGCCGGTTACGCACGCTCTGCACGGCGCGCTGAATTGCACCGAAAGCTTTCGTACCAAGGCTGCCAACCGAGCGAAGAGCATTGCTGAGCATGCCCGAGAGCGTGCTACCCAGTTTTTTCGCGCTTCTCTGTGCGCCGCCGACCTCTTTATCGAGTGACCCCGCGCCGGGATTTTTTGCAGGCGTACTCTGTGAGCCCGATGCGGGGCGCTGCGAGCTGTCTTTGTCTTGCGCTGCGAGCGCTTTCTTGGTTTCAGCTACAATGCGTTCTGCGTGCTGTGTGGCTGTCTCCTCGGTGTCTCCGTAGAGCTTGCGCTGGCGCTCCTCGATCTTAGCAAAGGATGATTCGATGGCGGCTGCCTGCTTATTGAAGTAGGCTTGCATCTCGTCGTCCCCGGAAATGTGCTGGATCAGGTCTTTCTGGCGTTTCACCGCCTGATTTTCTTGCTCCAGCTGCGCTGTTAGGGCATCATGTTGCTGTTGCAACGCCTGGACAGCGCCGTCCTGTGCTTGATAAGCGGTGGCAGTTTCATCCAGAATGGATTCTTGTTTGCTTAACGAGGCGAGGAGTTCACTTTGCTGTTTCATCAGCTTCGTCTCACCCTGCATACGAGCTTTCAAGACTTTCTGTACCCCTGCATCGTTCATACTGGGGTAATCACTTTTGATGCTTTGCAGGTGTGCCTGTTCAGCGGCATCAATCTGACGATTTACCTTGTCAAGCTCAGCTGCGGTCTCTGCGGCTTTCTGCCGGGCACCCTCTAGCTGTTCTTGGAGTTTGCTGCGTCCGCTCCGGGCGGTGGTTATCTGCTTGCCCAGGTCTTTGATTTGAGATGCTGTGCTCTTTACGCTGGCTTCCAGCGATTTAAGGTCGGCCTCGGCCCCCTTTTTATTGATTCGAGCGTCGATGACGATCTTATTCTCGGCCACGGCTTCACCCCCCTAAAAGTGCGAGCAATCTTTGTTTCTCGGCTTTGTCCTCTGCGCTTTCCGGCGTTCGGAGTTTTATCAATTTTTCGTTTTCTCTGGCAAATTCCAACTCGGATTTCTCCAGCTTTTTTCCCTTTGCGCGCTTGTTCCGAATGTTCACCACTTGGGCAAATAGTCCATCCCCAATGCCCTGAAAAGCGCCTAAAAATTCCCACCAGTGCAGATACTCGCACCTCCGGCAGCTGTACCCGAGCACCTTATCCACGGCTGGCGCGATCAGCCCTGCATCCTGTTCCCAGTCCACCAAGCGAGGGGCATGCTTTGCGGAGGATTCTTCCCGGCCCGCGTTGATAAAAGCAAACGCCGCCCGGAGCGCCGCATTGGCGTCGGGCAGCGCTTGCCAGTCTGGGTACATGATTTCGAGGCAGGCGAGGTACTGCTCCTGCTGGGATAGTTCGGGATCTGCCAGTGCGGCCAGGGCATCGAGCACAGCCCTGAAATCAGAGCGGATTGCGAACGTCTGCCCGCACACGTCTACGGTGGTGGGAAGTTCCCACGCGCTCACGCCTTCTGGCCAGGGGCGAGGCCCTTGGTCTTATCAGCGTAGGCGGCAGTACGCGTCTGCACGTGTTTCTGGCTGGCCTTGATGGCATCTTCTACTGCGTCCTGGATAAGGGGGACAATTGCCTGTAGGACTTTTTCGAAGACCATTGTGCCATCAGGCAGCAGGGCCAGCGCCGAGATGCCTTTGAAGAATACGTCAGAAGCTTTGCTGCCGAAGATGTAGTCCACCTGCGCCTTGATGGCCTGGTCGGCGTCCACAACGTCGGAGATCTGCGCGTCGTCAGTCAGGCCATCGGCCAATTTCTGGATTGCGTTGCCCGCCTCTTCCAGTCGTGCCACGATACCTACATCGGCGGGATTGATATAAATCGTCCCCAACGGTGTACCGTCTGCATCAGTCACCTCGTAGCTCTTCAAGCCTCTGTCAATTTTCAGTTCCATGCTGCGCCTCCTTTGGGCTTATCACTCCGCGGGAGTGAAAGCCTTGGTCGAAGTGTTAAACGTACCCTTGGTTTTTACGCCGGTATAATGCACATTAAAGGGGATCTGGTAGCCAGTGGTATCGCCGCCATAGCTGGATACCTCGACGTAGCATTCCTCACGTACAGCAGGGAAGGTACCGGACGTCCCACTTTCCCAGAGCTTGACCTCCACGATGTCGGTTTTCAGGTCATCCAGCACCAGGTCGCCGTCGATGATGGCCTGCAGCTTTTCAAACAGGGGATCGCCCTTTTCGGCGTAGTAGGGGCTTACCTCGCCCTGTTTCTGGTAGCTGTCAATGGTGATAGAGGTCTGACCCAGGATGTTGTTCTTCTTTTCCACGTTGGCAGAGAGCTCAGGACTGTACTCCTCAAGGTCCGCGCCCAGGCGAACGTAGCTGGCCTCGCCCTCGCTGTCCTTAGCAAAGTGGGCGTTCAGGTAGTGGGCCATGTATTTGCGTTCCAGTTTCATGCTTCCAACTCCTTCGTATGGATCGTGATTTGGATCTGGTATCGTGCTGCGTTGGCATCAGCACTAGTTAAAATACCAGCGTTGCTGGCTTCGATTTTTTCCACTTCATAACCAGCAATCTGTGGATAATTGTGCGCACGCTCTGCACCCCGGAGCCAGTTGGCCAGGTTAGCGAAAAAATCCGCCGCAGCAATGTTGCCCTTGAGGGCGGCACCATAGGGGAGCTGCGCCACAAATGTGAGCTTGTAGATGGCGTGGTCAATGCCCAGAATATCCTCCCGGTGGGTTTCGCCCGCCGTGCAAAGGGTGTATTCTGTGGCCTGGCTACCCAGGTAGTTGGCATTGAACCGATCGGTCTTATCAATCAGTGGGCAATGTGCCCGCAGCCACGCTCTGGTGGCGTCAAGTGCGTTCATTCTGCGTGTCCTCCCGCGATCTGTGCGGCACCCCGGATGATTTCATCCCCGTGGTCAGCCCAGCTGCGCTGCGCCCAGTAAGCCCCGCGCATGGGGGCACCGTTGAAGTTCCATTCCGGGTGGGACCAGATGGGCCGAATGTATGGCGTTGCATACACAATTTTGCCGGAACCGATAACGCTGTTTGTGATGGCGCTGTCCTTTGCGGCACCGGTGCGGAATGGTACATAGGGGTCCGTCACCCGGATGAAAGAGGAGTCTACAAACTTTTGTGCCGGGCTCATTGGCCCCAGCCGGCGCTGAATTTCCGGATCCAGCCCGGAGAGATCGATCTCGACGTCAAAATCAACGTGCATCAGTGCGCCTCTACATACCAGTGCGGATTGCGCCTCTGGCCGCGGTTGTCGTGGACAGCCAGCACGGTCAGCTGGGTGCCCGCGTAGGTGATGTGGTCGCCAGGGCGCAGCGTCCACGCTGGGGCGGCAGGCACGCTTTCCTGGGTGCTCCACTGTGCAGGGGTGATGAACGTGTCGTCAACGACAACGCCCGATTCTGGGGCCTCTGGGCGGGCCGACGTGCTGTGCCTGCAAAAGATGCGAATCTGCGTCACCGAAGCAGCACTCAAGCCATCCGCATTTGCCGCTGCAATGGTCTTGGCATGTACGCTTACCCCGGATAACAGGGTAGTGACCTCTGTCTCCTCGTCTGTTTCGTTATTGCAAAACAAGCAGGACAAAAGCACAGACTTATCTGCAAGCAAGGGCATGTGTGTACCTCCAAAAGTCAGCGTCTCGCGCGGGGATGGTAGACTGCACCGGCAAGGAGCATCCAGTTGGCGCCCGGAGCACCGAGAGTCTGCCGGATAATCTGCGCGCATCGGGTAACGTATTCCTTGCGAGTGTCCGAAGCGGCGGCGTAGCTTTCACTGTAGCCATCATTGCTGGAGCTGGTAACGGCCCCACTGCCGGAGCTTTCTTCTACCTGCGCCTGCTTGGTGGCCTCGCTGATCAGCAGTGCTTCGCAGTCCAGCAGGTACTTGATGCTTACGGTGTCTGCCGCAATGGCTGCCCGCCAGTGCGTGGCTTCCATGATCTGCAGCGTAGCCTGCGCTGCTGCGCGCGGAAAGTCGGATTCTGCAATGTCTGCGTATCCGTAAGCGCAATAGTCTACATAAGTCAGCCAGCTGTCCACCATGGTGCTTCTCCTGTCTGTTAAGCGCCCAGCTTGTCGGCGCGGATTTCGATCTTGCCGATACGCACGTTCTGGTGCTCGAAGCGCAGCGCCCAGTTGGCCTTGGCGGTGAATTCAGCGTCGGTCGGGGTCTCACCGGAGATGTTATCGGCCAGGAAAGACACGCCGTTCGGGTGCAGAATCCAGCTGCGGGTGTTGTACAGAATGTCGGTACCGCCGCCCAGCTCCGGGTTGTAGTCGGTGTAATCCGGGGTGGTGACGGCAGGGGTGGCCTCCAGGAAGCAGCCCTGACCGAACAGGTAGCAATCGTAGATGGTAACTTTCTTCTTAGGCTCGGAGGCACCCTCTTCGATCACATGGCTGGTGCCACGGTCATTCACGATGACGATCAAGCCGTTGATGGTCGGCAGTTCCACTTCGCGCTGGAGCACGTTGGTAATGGTGTACTTGTTGTAGTCCACCAGGCCCATTTTCTGGTACTCAGCAAAAATCTTGGAGTGCATGACGAACAAGCCAAACTTGCGGGCAAACTCGCCCAGCGCTGCCTGCTGGCCGTCGATCAGCAGGCCAGAAGTTACGCCACCGGGGGCAGTCATGACGTGGGATGCCAGGCCGCCCAGCTGCAAGACGGCGTCTGCGGTCTTGACCAGCAGGCCCTGGCGGTACACACGCCAGTACTGGGCGGTGTGACGGGCTACAGCCTGCATGGGGTTAGCACCGGTCAGTTCGCGTACCAGCTGGTTGGCCTTCCAGGCTTTCATGCGATCCATACGGATGAAAGACTGCTTGCCGCCGGAGATCTCGACGGGGGTGTTGTTGGTGGTACCGTTGCGGACCAGAGGTGCGTCGGTGTCCGGATCCAGCGGGTTGTAGAAACGAGTGGTGCCCACCGTGCCGCCGTTATCCAGCAAGGTGGTCATGTTGGTGTCGGATGCCAGGATACCGGAAGCGATGATGCTGTCGGTGAACACGGGTTCCTGGTCCACAAAAGAGCCATAGACTTCCGGGTCAAACGGGAAGCCGCCAAAAGTGCCAGTAGGCATAGGTTATCCTCCTCAGTAAATGGTGTGTGCAGCTGCTCGGCTCTTGGCCCACAAATCGGCAAAGAGCGCGGGGTTCTTGGCTTTGAGTTCCATGCGTGCCATGTAGTCCATCATTGCAAACTCTTTGGTTGTGGGGTCGCTGCCAGATGCAGCCTTGGTGTTGTTGGGTTTGGGCACGACAACCTTGCGGGAAGTCTGCCCGTCGTCCTGCGGTTCTTCGGGAGCCTTGGCGAACCAGTGCGGCTTGGTCTGAGTTTTCAGCTTGTCCACGGCTGCGCGGATGTCGGCATCCAGATTGGAGCTGCCGCGCAGTGCCGTGTCCTGAGACAGCAGGTTGATTACATCATCCGCATCGATCGCCCCCGCATCCTGCGCAGCGTTCCGGGCAAAATCGCGGAAGCGGTAATCTGCGGCCTGCTCAGCAAGCTGGGTCTGCAGCTGCTGGACCTGCTGGAGTGCGGATGCCAGGTCAGACGGTTTCTGCGTACCGAATGCGGCCAGGCCCTGCTGGGCGGCGTTCAGCTGCTGCTGGAGGGCCTCCTCGCGGCTGTGTGCGGCTGCGCTGTCCCTGCCTGCCAATGTCATGACGGCGTCTACCTGGGCTTCGCTCAAGCCCTCGATTGCTCTCAGATCTTCACGTTTCATAGGTTCCTCCCTTTGGGCTACGGCATGTTTTCCGTCCTGCCACGACGACGCCCAACCCGCCCGATTCCGCTCGGCGTCAGCGATCTTGAGATTATCGTACCATGGTTTCCGGAGGAAAATGTGACAACTTTTTTCCATGCTGTGCGTCAACCGTGTCAACCATGGCAACCGATTTCCTATAAGACCCTTACGCGTGGGTATACGTGGGCGTATCCCTTATTTATTTATTATTTATATTTTATAGTAATATTTGGTTGACATTAGTTGACAAGGGTATATTAGAACGATAACTCGTGATTTACGCGTCAACCGTGTGCGTCAACCGCGTCAACCATGGCAACCAAAAACCAAAGCCCCCGGAAGCTCAAAAACTTCCAGGGGCTTTGGTCATTTAGTGAATGGTTTTCCGTGCTCTTCCAGGTAGGCGTCCATGGCTTTTTTCAGCACTCCGCTTACGGTGTCACCGTTTTCGGCAACCACCTGTTTGGCGTGGGCGGCATAGTCTCGGTGGACCTTGCAGCCCAGAACACAGCGGTTTGCTTTTTCCCAGTCATTGCGCCATTTCTTTTGTTTTTCGGTCAGTGGCATTGTCTCACCTCCTAATCGGTATTATACCACGGTACTGCTATGGTTCAACCGTACTAAATTACACAAGGATTTCGTGTACACCTTGTGCAGTTTAGCGTCTTGCAAAGTCAGGCAACCAGAGCTAACATACACACGATCCAAGAAAAAATGACGGAGGTAAACGAAAAATGAACGAAATCCTGAATCAGAAGTTCGGCGTTGAGGTTGAAATGTACAATATCACCCGCGCTCAGGCCGCGGTCGTAGTCAAGAAAACCCTGGAAGCCTGGATGCACGAGGACTACGCTATTGATGGCCCGGGCGTCCACCTGGACGAGCGCAGAATCCACCCGGATGGCTGCTGGCGCACTGCGGAGGTCTGGAAAATCGAATCGGATAGCTCCATCCAGGCTCGCAATGCATGGGAACGCACGGAACTGGTCAGCCCGGTTCTTACCTGGGAGCAGATGCCTTTGCTGCAGCAGATCATCCGCAACCTGCGTGCAGCAGGCGCAAGGAGCGACCCAGCGCATCAGTGCGGGGTGCATGTTCATGTTGATGGGGCAGGGCATACTGCCAGGAGCCTGCTGAACCTGACCAATATCATGGCCAGCCATGAGCAGCTGCTGATTGGTTCCATCGGCATTGCACCTGCTCGGATGCGCTGGTGCCAGACGGTAGATCAGAACTTTCTGCTGGCGGTCAATGCTCGCGCGCCTCAAAGTCTGCATGACCTGGAGGTAATCTGGTATTCGACGCAGACGGGCTATGCTCACAATGTGGGGCACTACGACCAGACCCGTTATCATATGCTT